GCCAGGTACTGCGTGATGCCCAGCTCGCATTGTTTGAGCGCCGTGATGCAGACTTCTTGAGCCAGTGCAGGCAGATAGCCACCGACATTGCAAAGAGGGATGGCCAGGTATCAATCAATGATGTTCGAGCTGCAATCCAGCTGCCGGCAGAGCTGCACCCATCTGTACTCGGAGCTGTTTTTAGATGTAAAAAATTCACAGCAATTGGCTTCACTGAAGCCACACACAAGGCTGCCCACGCTCGCGTGGTGCGGATCTACAAACTAAAGGAGAACTAAATGTCAGGCAAAAAAACACCAACGACTATGATGTCGGCAAGCAGACTGCCATCGCTGCTGGGCTTATCTAAGTACATGACACCCAATGATGAGCTGCATTTGTCTATCTCTGCATTGAAAGGCGAGCTCAATAACTTTGAGCAGAATGAAGCGATGGCCTGGGGTGATCGACTCGAAGAGATTATTTTGCTGGAGACTAGCAAAAGACTGCAGCTGACAGACTTACAAACAGAGTTCAGCAGCGCTTTCTATCACGCCACATTACCGCTGGCCTGCAGCCTCGATGGTTATGCCGATGGCCGTGGCCAAGTAATTAAAAATGATCATGATGCCGGCATTTTTGTCATTGGCGCTGATCAAATTGTGCTCGATGGTTTTGGAGTGCTTGAGGCAAAGCTAACATCTGTCCAGGCCGAGGAGATCCCAGCGCTGTACCGTGGGCCAGTCCAACTGCAGGCGCAAATGGACATCATGCAGGCCAAGTGGGGTTGCGTTTCAGTGCTGTATCGCGGCACTGAGTTGCGCATATTTTTGTTTGAGCCGCATCAGCAAACCCTAGCAACCATCAAGCAGGCTGTGCTCGACTTCCAGGACAAACTAGAAAAATACAAAACCACCGGAGCTGTCGACTTCTACCCGCCGGCCACCACCGATGATGCAGATCGGATTTACCCAAGCGCAGCTGGTGAATCAATCGTGCTAGATGTTGAGGCTGAATTGCTCGCAGATAAAATTGTTGATGCTAAGAACAGGATCACCGCAGCTGAAAAAGATAGAGCAGCCGCGGAGAAAGATCTCAAAACAATGCTCAAGACAGCACCCAAAGGGATAGCCGGGCGGTATGAAATCAACTGGCCAATGCGCAACTACGCAGCACAAGCCGCAAAGACAGTGCCGGCCAAGGATGCCTACAGCATTAGACAATCAACCCTATCAATAAAGGAATTTAAAAAATGATTGATTTAAACGAGCTTGAAACAGCGCATGCCAGAGCAGTCAACAGTTTGCTAGGCAACATTCCAAAGTTACACAGAGAAGAAGCCTGCGAAATAGTTGAGTCCATCGTTACCTTGGTGCTCATAACAATCAAAGATGAACTGGAGAAAAACAATGCAGCTCACTACAACTAAGGGATTTGCCCCAGCCACAATGGGCGAAGCAATCGAGTTTTCACGCATGTTGTCTGAGTCCAGCATGGTTCCCAAGGCTTACCAGGGCAAGCCGCAGGACATCATGGTATGCGTGCAATGGGGTTATGAGCTGGGCTTGGCACCCATGCAGGCGCTTCAGAACATCGCTGTAATCAATGGCAAGCCGTCTGTTTACGGTGATGCTATGGCTGCCCTGGTACAAGCTAGTCCAGTATGTGAAGGGATCGAAGAGCGCATCGACAATGAAGGGACGGTTAACCCTGTCGCTGTATGTATTGCGCACCGAAAAGGCCGCAAGCCTGTCACTGCTACCTTCAGCGTAGAGGATGCCAAACGAGCTGGGTTATGGGGTAAGCAAGGCCCTTGGCAGGCTTATCCTAAACGGATGTTGCAGATGCGTGCGCGTGGCTTTGCCTTGCGTGATGCTTTTCCTGATGTGTTGAAAGGCTTGATCAGCGCAGAAGAGGCTCAAGATTATCCAGACGATACCGCACCACGGCCAATCAAGGATGTAACGCCGGTGCCTGCAAACCCGCTGGACATGATTGCACCACCGGCAGCAACAACGCCACCACCAGCACCAGAAGTGCCAGAGGATCTTGAACCCATCTTGGTAGATGAGTATGTGCCTGACCTGGATGATGCGCCAGAAGAGCCGCCAGAGCCTACTGCAACGCCTGTCGACGGCATCCCATTGCTTACGCCTGGCAAGGATGATGAGCCGCCAAAAGTACATGCCACTCACCAAGACCTTAATGCATGGGCTGACCAGTTTATTGAGCTCATGGATAAGACAGCCAGGGCAGGCAAAGTACCACCACGCCAGCGCATGTCAGTGCTCAAAAAATTTAGAGATCTCAACGAATCAATTATCCAGAAAGTTGACCTGGGTAAAAAATCTGAGATCGTTAGCATGTATGGCAGACGCATACGAGCTCTAGGCGCACAGCTAAAGGATGCTACTGACGCAGAGACTGATACTGAGTGACACATTGGTTGAGTGCAATGCGGAGCTCTTCTGCCTGCTTACCTATGGCAATAAGAGCTTCTGCATCTTCTCTAGCAAGTTCTCTTGCAGTACAGATGCAGGCGGGGCAGGCAGAGCCGGCGGCACCGGACACGGAACCTGCCTGGGCGGCGCGGTCGGGGCGCTTGCGCAGGCTGTCAGCAATACTGGCAACACGAGCACCAAGCTCTTGATTCTTTGCATTGGCTTCCTCTCTTAATTGATCAGCATTAGATTGCAGCAGCTGCTCTTTCTCACGCGCAGCTGTGATTGCCTTGGCATGTTCTTCTGCCAGCTTGATCCTTTCTTTATCCCAGGCTGACTGCACTTCAGCGCGACCATGCGACGCGCCTTTCACGTAGCCAGCACCACCGGCAATGGCCACAGCAAGCACAGCACCAACAAGAAAATAAGGATTCATTTTGGCGGGACTTTAGTGCCTTCTAATTTCTTATGCACCTTTACTGTTTTGCAGACCTGCTTGCCCTTCTCTTCATGGCAGACCTTCTTTAGTTCCCCACCCGCATAGCTATTGGCACTAAACGCAGCTAATAGTACAAGTATACTGGCATTAAATCGCATGTTAGATCTCCGGTTGATGTGCTGGTGGTGGTGCAGGCTTACCATTAAAGCCTGCGACTATTGGTGCAGCTGTTGATACTGGCTCAAGCGTAGGCTCAGTGCGTTGAGCTGGTGCTTGTGCTTTGGGTGGTGGATCAGTCCAGTCACTTGCTTTAGATACACCAGGCGGTGGGTCGATCAGTTTGGCCACGCCATCCTTACCTTTGATCGCCAGCAAAGTTGCCAGCGCACCGAGGATGTACTTACTCATATCACTGAGGAGCATAAAGAATTGTTTGTCAGCTGGTGCAATGCCGGTCATCGGCTGGGTCACAAACACCACTGAGTACATAGCCAAGGTGCTCATCATTAAGAGCACCAGGCAAAATGTAACGCCAATAATTAACTTGATATACGAGTCAATCAAATCTGAGTTCAATTTCATTTTTGTTCCTCTGGCTTATAGTCTGCAGCTGGCACTAATTGATCAGGGCAGGTGCCTGTCACAGCACAAGTTGGCCGCTGGCATTCAGGTTTATTCCAGTTCTTATTGTCTTGGCATGGATACCTAAATGTATCTTCGCAGGATGCAATGGTCATAACCGCAATCGCTATAAAGAAAAATGGTTTCATTAATGCCCACCTTGCATCACAGCCAGAGCGTGTTTGTAATGTTTAATGCGGTCGTTAAGGCCTATAGTCCCCCCATTTATTCGCTTCGTCATACCGAGGATGTCATCAGTATCCGCGAATTTATTTAAGCCCCGACTCTCCCAGTACCAGCAAGCACTCTGAGTTGCCCCCTCGAATGTCTCCAGGTATTCTGGCACCTCATCAATCTTTAATGGTCGGCCATCAACTTCAATGCTGTCTGCAAATTCTTGGTAGTTTGCACGACCAGTTAACTGGATAAGACCTCGGCCAATCCAACGAGCAGCATCGCCACTAGCTTCATCACCATTACCCATACGACCACTATAAATACGATTTGCAATGGCAGCTTGTTTATTAGGCTTGGCACAATACGCTTGAGCAATTTCATCTGTTTCAAAATATTTGCCAAAAAGTTTTCTAAGCGTTGCTGGCTTATAGTTTAGGTTTTCTTTTAATGCGGTGAAGTTACCAGACTCATGCGCACACTGAGCAATGAATGATGCAATGCGCTTGTTGGTGTTGATCTCGTATTCAGGTAGCAGCTGCTCCAATGCATGGTGCCAATGCTCAACATACTTATTGCCTGGCAGTAGCTGCTTCAGTTGGTTCAGTGTCAGCATTCTTCTTATCCTCTAGTTCACGCATCATTAACTTGCGTATCCTACGCATTCTATCTACCTCAACTATGGCTGCGTTGGTTGCATTGTTTGCGTCCATGATTGCCAGCCCAACCAGCGGCAAGGCTATAGCAAGCGTTAAGACCATTGCAAGTAAGCATATCAATAAAACCCAAGGGATGCTGTCTTGCTCGTCTTTATCAGGATCAGGACGCTGATTAGCCACAGCGTCACGAACAGAACCGCGCCAAACCATATAACATTTTCCCGGAACCTTCTAATCATATGTCTACGTTTACGTGCTGCAATCTGTAGAAGTTTTAACTCTGCAATTCTTGCTGCTTCTTGCTGCTTGTTAATGCGCTCAACTGTCTTTTCATATTTACCCCAAAGCGATCCCAATTCTTGGGGTGCTCTATAAACCATCATCTCACGCAGCTCTGCCATCATTGAATCCAGCCTAGCCTCTATGATGATCTTACGTAATGCTCTGCGACCTAATGACTCTTGACCTTTGTAGACAGTAGTGTTTGCTAGTTCCTCTGCCAGTAATGCTTTTGCCAACTGATCCTGTGCATCTAATAAAGCACCAAGCTGATTACCAATATCAGTAAACACATCGTTGGGATCAGCCTTTGCAATCTCCTGAACCCTTGCTACTTCCTCGTTGTACTGAATCTTCTGTGCTGGAGTAGGATTCGGTATCTTATTAAACTGAACCTTTAAATCATCCAGCACTTCCTTCACATCACCAGCTGCACCTTTAATATCTTTGTATAACTGACAGCCTTTCTTAACTGCAGCTACAGCAGCATTAGCTAACGCAAGTAAGGTGAGCGGGTCAATCTCTTACCCCTTCAGGACAAGCGATAGCAGCAGCATGATGATTGCACCAGCGCTACCAATAAGGATAGTCTCTATTTTTTTAAGACGCGCCCAGATACCGTTGTATCTTTCAGCGCAGACTTCTTCATGCGTATTCAATCTAGCTTCCAAATCGTCCACCTCTATCCCCTATCACAAAGCGCCAATGTCAGTAGATGACAATGAGTTTAAGTCTGCACTGGTTAAAGCAGTTAATTCACCAGATGTAATTGAATTTACCTGCGATGATTCCAGCGTATCAATCTGGGTTATCTCCTGCACTGTGTACTCAACCCATTGCTCTTGCGATTGACTCCACGACCAATTACCAGCAGGTTTAGGATCACGAATAACCCAACCCGGTGGATACCACCACACTACCTCTTTGCCTTCAGGACATTCAGGTGCATCAGGCACTTCAATCCATCCATCTGTGCCATCTGTTTCAGGCTTAGGTATAGAACCATTTTTAGAGTAAAGCATAAGTCACCTATTGGGTAAAAACATTTCCTTTTGCAAGATTTTGACTTGCTGGAATAATTGATAAATTGTTTTCTACATGCAAACCACAAACATTCTTTCCTCGCAATGGAACAATATGGTCAACATGATGTTTTACAAAAGGGTTTATGTAATCCATAAATTTAGCCATTCCGTATATTGTTTTTATTTTTTCTTTATTAGCCCATTTAACTGTTCTGTTTACAATAATTTCCTCTCTTTGTCTTGCCCTTACTTTATACGGAGTAGGATTTTTGTAATACCTATTGCGATCATATTCTCTTGTTTTTTCTATGTTATTTAATCTTTGTTGTTTTGTTTTTGCATTAATTTCATCTTTATTTGCCTCATATCTTTCTTTAAAGTATTTACTAAAATACTTTTTCCCCTTTTCTGTATTTCTCCAATACAACATATAAGCATTATCTTTTTTTCTTTTCTCAATTTTTTTATTGTGCTCTAACTCAAGCACAACATTATTATCATTAAGTAAAGATAATTGCTCCATGTCATTGAACAGGAAAAGCTGCGGTTGGTGGAGTAAATGTAGTGGTATATCTGCAAAACTTTGAGATGCGAAGGTCGTCGATATAACCATTAAAACTTTGAGTTCCACCTGAGTCAGCAGCACCTATTACATAATTAGTTGGAGAGCCAAAAGATTGACTGCTTGTTGCATTACCAGCAGAGACACCATTAACCCAAATATCAAATCTATTTGAAGAATCTCTAGTTGCAGCAATATGCGTCCATGTATTTGTACTCAAAGACGTAGTAACTGAAATAGTATTACCAGAACCATATGGATTTATATTAATAGTGGTAAGGTTTTGAATAGTTAACACTAAAGTCCCACTTGCAGCTCCGCAAATACTCCAAAAAGAAGGGGTTCCTGTTACGTACACCCAACATTCAATAGTGAACGGCTCAGTTCCATTGATGTAGTTTCTGCCATTTGGCGTTACTAACCAATCACCACTACCATCAAAGTACATCGACGTAGTACCCCACTTCGCCTGTGTCGTACTTACCTGTGCATTGCCTACAGTCTCTAGTACATTCTTAGCAGCAGAGTCAAAGATGCCGGAGTTGGTGTAGTTGAGTAATAATGTTGTGTTGGTGATTGCAGTAGGTGGCGCAGTAGGTGGCGTAAACGTAGTTGTATAAAGAGCCGTACCAACTAAAAGTCTAGTGCCTGACAAGTAACCAGTATAAAACTCGCCGGGGTCAGTAGATGATGCAACATAATAATTAGTTGATGCGTTATCAATTGAAAATGTACTAAGGGTTGTATTTGTTGTTCCTACTTGCGTTCCGTTTTGGAAAACACGAAGGTTTGCACCACTACGTGTTATAGCAAGATGTGTCCACGTATTGATAGGGAAAGTACCAGAACCCACTTGGTAATCTAAAACTGTTCCACCGTTATATCGACAGAAAAAACGTATTGGCTGTGAATCATTAAACAT